TAAAATATCCAAAAGTTCTTTAAGTTAATAATAATATATTATATCCCTTTTCTTTTCTCTCAGTAAATGGAAGTTAAATAGTATTTTCAAAGAAATATAGATTTTATTTATTTTATTTTAATTCTTTAAATATTTCGGTGAGAGATAAAATATTCAAAAATTCTTTAAGTTAATAATAATATATTATATCCCTTTTCTTTTCTCTCAGTAAATGGAAGATTATAATTTAAGTTAAGTATTAAAACTGTAATAATCTGTTTTTGTTGTTCTAGTCTCAAAGTTCAATAATGGATTATTCTTTGGAGTATCTTCAATTACAATTTCCTTATATCTCAACTTTTCTGGTTTCAATACAAATGCATATCTTGATTCATCAAAGAAAGTAATATTTTCTTGTAAATTTGTATCAAATAATTCATAACGCATTGCCAGCATTTGACAACCTAATTCTCTTGAAATAATGCCACTTGGATTAACCGGATTTTCTCCTTTATCTGGTAAACATATTGTCATATTTCTTTTATTATATTCTTGTAATTCATTCATATCAGGTGTAAATTTGACATCATAATAATTCAAAGCCCTCATAAACATAGAATTACTCGTCATATTTACATATTCATAAAAATTTTGATTATCAATAAAATCATTATTTATTTTATCAACTATAACAATAATTTTTCTTCTTAAATCTAATAGTTTAACATCCCCTAAATTGTTTGAATTACAACTACTATTCGCTTCATTACAAGTACTAAACTCATAACTATATTTTGGACCCAACAAATATCTGTCTTCATATTGTTTAAACAAATTGGCAAAATTAGAATACATTTTTTGATTAGCACTTTTTATTCTTAAATGTAAAATTATTGGGTCATTATAATTTGGTGAATTTCCTTGACTAAAACCATAATTTACAATTATATTCATAACATCACTGAATTTAACATAATTGAATGTTTCTTTAATGTTATAATTATCAACTGTGGAAGTTGCAACAACTGGATTATTATCAATTGAATAAATTTCAAAATCTAAACCACGAACGCCTTGTTTTAATATATTTTTTAAAATACACGTATTTACATAATCGTTTCTATAAGAACCACCACTACAACAATTATAAGCAGTATTTATGTAATAGTCTTTTAATGTATATTTTAAATCTTCATTAGTATCATCTAAATTATGAATATTACTATTTATTTTTGAATATAAACTATTCATTATTTTACATTCTCTCGAATTTAAATTCAACATATAGACAAAATATATAATAGTGATTGTAATAATCAAAAATATTATAAATGCCAAACTATATAAAATATAACTTTCCTTAATGGAAGATAATGATAATAAATTTTTAACTGTATCCTTATTCATATCTTTATTATAAGATATTATTTTTTTTACTAGAATTAAAACAATTTAGTAATTGAAAGTAGATTATATATATTATATTTCAAAAAAGTTAAATAATATATACATATAAGTTATAAAGATATGCCTGGTGGATTAATGCAATTAGTTTCTGAAGGACAACAAAATATTATATTAAATGGAAATCCATCAAAAACATTTTTTAAATCTACGTACGCAAAATATACAAATTTTGGTATGCAAAAATTTAGAGTTGATTTTGAAGGGTCAAAAACATTACGATTAAATGAAGAATCTTATTTCACATTTAAAATTCCAAGATATGCCGATCTTTTAATGGACTGTTATTTATCAGTTGAATTACCCAATATTTGGAGTGGAATTATACCACCTGTTTCAGACACATCGTCGCCTTATTATAATGGCGGTAATTGGGTCCCTTACGAATTTAAATGGATTGAATATATTGGTGCTCAGATGATTTCAAAAATTGAAATTACTTGTGGAAACCAAAAATTGCAAGAGTTTTCAGGTGCCTACTTACTTGCAATGGTCCAGCGTGATTTTTCTACTGAAAAAAGAGAATTGTTTGAAAAAATGATAGGTCACGTTCCAGAGTTATATGACCCTGCAAATTCGGGAACACGTATCAATTCTTACCCAAATGCATATTATACTACGAATCCTACAGGAGCTGAACCTTCTATTCGTGGCAGAACATTGTATATACCATTAAATGCGTGGTTCAATTTAAAAAGTCAAATGGCTTTTCCACTTACAGCACTTCAATATAATGAATTACATATTAATGTAACAATGAGACCAATCCAAGAATTATTTCAAATACGCGATGTATTTGATGTTACAAACAATTTTCCTTATGTATGTCCTAATTTTAATTTATATTATATGCAATTATATCGTTTTTTACAAACACCACCAGATGTAGAATTATCGGTTACTTCTTATGTAGACCAAAGAACAATATGGAATGCTGATATAAATTTAAATTGCACTTATTGTTTTCTTTCGAATGAAGAATCTAGAGTTTTTGCTTTAAATGAACAGAAGTATTTATTTAAACAAGTGAGAGAAACTGTTTTTTATAATGTTACAGGAACGAACAAGGTAGATTTAGATTCTCTCGGTATGGTTTCAAGTTATATGTTTTATATGCAAAGAAGTGATGTAAATTTAAGAAATGAATGGAGCAATTACACAAATTGGCCTTACAGATATATGCCAAATGATTTAATACAGGCACCATCGAGTGGTACATATTCAATAACAAGGAATGGGGTTAATGTTGATATTGGTCCAGGAGTAAATTCAGATGGACAATTGACAGGATGGATGATTACAGGAAATTATAATTTTGAGAACATAAAAGACATTTTAGTTAGTATGGCTTTTTTATTAGATGGTATTTATCGGGAGAACCAACAACCTGCAGGTGTATACAATTACATCGAGAAATATACAAGAACTAATGGTAATGGTCCAGATGGTTTATATATTTATAATTTTTGTTTAGATACATCTCCGTTTAATTTACAACCTACAGGTGCTATGAATATGAGTCGGTTTACAAATATTCAATTTGAATTGAATACGATTATTCCACCGCTAGATCCACTTGCTCAATCATTAACTATATGCGACCCACAAACAGGAAATATTGTTGGCGTAAATAAACCAACTTGGAGAATTTATGATTATAATTATAATTTATTTGTATTTGAAGAGAGAATAAATATGGTAACATTTATTGGAGGTAATTGTGCTCTACAATATGCTACTTAAATTTGTATTTTATATATTTTATATATATATATATAAAATGTTTAATAAAAAAAGAACATTACCAGCTGATGATTCTTTAGAAAAAGAAGATAATAATGATTTTATTAAATTATTAAAAAAAAGAACAAAAAACGGCATTGAAATTCCATCATATTACGGATTAAGAAAGAATAAACAAGGAGAACTTGTATGGGGACATAAAGCAGTAGATGTCCTTCGTAGAATAAGTAGCAATGCTGAAAGAGCAGAACCAGTAATAAGTTATTTTGATGAAAATTTAAATTTTACTGAAGATGGTGATACAATAAATATATTTAATGATTCATTTAATTGTGAAAACATAAAAGAATTAGAAAAAAAAGGATTAGTTTCTGATTTGTATGTAACTAAAGTAGAACCGAAATATCCAGATTCTACTTTTAATAAATATAAAATAACCATTGATGTTCCTGAAGATAAAAGAACAAACATTAAATTAAATAAAAAATTATTAGAAGCAGTAAATGATATAAATAAACCATTAGTTTTTTGTTTAGTAGCGCCCAAAATACCTCATGCGTTAATTTGTATTCTTCACGAAGAATTATTATACACTGTAGGATTTGCTTTCGACGCAGACCAAGATAATTCTGACAAAAAAGCGCAATTTTTGAGTAATTTAAATTTAAGTAGTTTAAGTGGTTTAGTTGAAAAAATGAGTGGAATGATAACTACACCAGATATATTTATGCCGACAACCGAACAAGAGTCAATAATTGTGTGGGTAGATTATTTAAGTAATGATATGATAAAACGATTTAATGAATTTTTCCAATCAACCTCACGAATGAGTGTTACATATGATTATGAATACAATAATTTAGAGGGTGAGCAACAAAAACAACCATTATGTGATTATCCTAAATATTTATTATTTGTTGAGAATAAACCGTATTGTTATGGTGGACCAGCATTTGGTGGAAATAATTGTATTTCTTGGATAGAATATATATTAGGTGTAAAATTAAATTGCGGGTTAGAGTCAAACCCTAAATTGTGCGATGACATAAATATTATTGGTTTTGAATATTTATTTAATGCTATTGAAAATCATACAAAAGATCCATCACAATTAGATATAATATTAAAAAGTCTTCAAAAAGAATTAGAACAAAGTTATGTTACTAGATTTTTACAAAGTTATGGTAATTTTTTCTCAAAAAAAATTGGGGGGTCAATTAAAAAAGGTAAAAAAGGTAAAAAAGGTAAAAAAGGTAAAAAGAGTAAAACATTGAAAAAAAGTAAAACAATGAAAAGAAGTAAAACAATGAAAAGAAGTAAAACAATGAAAAGAAGTAAAACAATGAAAAGAAATAAAAGAAGTAAAAAATTATAAAAAGGCATTCGAAGCTAATGGACCATTATCAACAAATTCACCACTCAATGTTTGTCTCGTTGGATAACGTGGAAGAAAAGGCAGTGTTTCAATATTTGGATTATATCTTTTATCAAATAATTTATTGCCAAAGTCAAACTCATCACTCCATTGATTGACACCCTTAAAATATTCGGGTGGTTTCGTGTTTTTGTCGGCATATAACTTAGATTGAGTGCCTATATCGGTTGTAAGACTAGAGTATGTTGGTGTGAAACTAGTAGTTAATTTTCCGGCTTCATTAATTCCTAAAACATCTGATGTTGGTTTTTTATAATTATGATGTTTTATTTTTTTACATCCAAAACAATCAATATCGCTAGTGCATTGTTGTCCAGTTATAGAACATCTTGCTTGAGGACCACACATATTTTGACAACTATATTTCGTATTTATGGGTAGATTAACAGTATTACTATGATTAGTATTATTTTGAAAATTTTCACGAATGAATTGAATATAATTATTTTTAACTAGATAAATTCCATAATTAATAACAGAAGAAAATAGAATTATTGAAATTAATAATAAAATGTAAACCTTCATATAATTTGAATAGAAAATATATAATTTTTTGATTACTTACTTTTTAGCGAGACTAAACAAAAATTTTAATATTATTTTATTATATTATGTCAGACATATCAAATAATAATGATGATACTTCAAATATAGATAATAAGAAAACAGAAAATTCGAAAAAAAATAAAGAAATGAATATTCAAGGGTCACCATCTTCTTTTGTTAAAAGTTTGTTTTGTCAATTAATTAATTTAACTGTAATAATAATAATTGGTTTATTTTTTCTGTATAGCGTTAAAGTATCGCAGGCAAATATAATGCCGACTGATGTAAATTGTGAACCTTATGATATAAATAAAACAGTTATAGAGGCAATAGATATTAACGTGGATGTAATGAAATATAATGAAAATGGAAAAACTATAAGTAGGTCAACAAAAATAAACTTTCCATATAATGAAAATATAAATATTTTAAAAAATAGTGTATTAGGAATAAATTATTTGAAAGAATGGAAATATAATGAAAACACAAATGCCTTTTATATTTATTTATCAACAATTATATCAGAATTGTATGCGAATAATTTCAACATTCTGAATAATATTTACAAAATGTTAAACCAATCTTGTAATGAAACAGCAATAGTTTTTTTGACGCCTTTATTTTTTATTTTTGTAGTAATATTATTGCTATTTGTAAATAATATATATTTTGTATATTTATCTCTCTTCAAGTTATATCTATTATTTAGTGTAAAGAGTGAATATAAAAGAGAGAATGTATTAGATGAAAATGGAACCCCAAAAATGTTAAATAATATTGGAATTAAAGAAACAATAAATAAGTGGACTTATGAAAAAGGAACTATTTATAATAAATGGTATTACGCTATTATTTATTTAATAGTAATTTATGTTTTATTATTTCTATTTTTATTCATAATTCCAATTATTCCATTAACAGTATTCATTGTAACAATGAAATCATTATTGCTTCCTTTGTTAATGGTTGCGAATGTATCGAATGTTCCAAACGAAAAATATTCATTAAAGAATTTATGTTTAAATTTTTTGAAAAATAGAATGAACGTATTAATGTACATTGTTTCATTTTTTGTTGTAATAGATGCTTATACAAGTATAGGAAATTTTGGGTTATTAATTTCTATATTAGCGTGTGTATTTATTTACATATTTTTTCCACAAATATATAAAAAACCGGTTACAAATAACCCGACAAGTACGAATGGTTTAAGTTCATATAAAGAAGCAAGTAAGAAATGTATAATAGAAGATTTTAATGGAATAAAATATGGTCGTGACAAAATTGATAGTTGGATAGAATGGGGATTATCTTTCTTCAAACCATATTTGGTTGAAACAAATAATGTATTGAATATAATAAATAAAGGAGAAGAACTTAAAGAAAATATATCAAACAAATCAATTAAAAAACCATTTAAAGAAGAGGTGCCGGATAAATCAATTAAAAAACCATTTAAAGAAGAAGGACAAGAAGGTTTAGAAATGTCAACAACTAATAAAACTAAAAAATGAAAATAATATAAAAAGAAAAAGTAATACTTTATAATAATGGGAAAAAATAAAAAAAATAAACCGATATTACCTTTTATAAGTATATGTACTCCTACATTTAATAGAAGACCATTCTATGAAATGACAATAGAATGTTTCAATCATCAAACTTATCCAAAGAATAGAATGGAATGGATAATTTTGGATGACGGAACTGATAAAATTGAGGACTTAGTTAAACATATACCTGAAGTTAAATACTTCAAATATGACCAAAAAATGACTTTAGGTAAAAAACGAAACTTGATGCACGAAAAAACAACGGGTGACATAATTATTTATATGGATGATGATGATTATTATCCGCCTGAAAGGGTATCTCACGTAGTAGAAATGTTTGCTAAAAACCCAACATATCTTGTTGCTGGGTCAAGTGAAATGCATATTTATTTCAAAGATTTAAATAAAATGTATCAATTTGGACCATATTCACCGAATCACGCTACGGCCGCAACTTTTGCCTTCAAAAAAGAATATTTAAAAAAAAGACAGTATGATGAAAATTCTTTAATAGCTGAAGAAAAACATTTTTTAAATAATTATCAAGAACCGCTTATTCAATTAGATACAACAAAAACAATTTTAGTTTATTCACATATACACAACTCATTAGATAAAAAAGTATTACTTCCAAAAGAAAATGAGAATAATCCCTATGTAAAAATATCTGACAAAAAGTTTGATGATTTTGTTAAAGAAGATAATATTAAAGATTTTTTATTCAATCGTTTGCAACAATTGTTAATTAATTATGAACCAGGAGAATTAAAAAATAAACCAGATGTTATGGAAGAGGTAAAGAATGTGTTGAAGCGAAAACAACTTCACGAAGAAGAACATAAAAGAAAAATGCTAGAAATGCAACAAAATCCAGTTATAAGAAATTATGAATTTAAATTTCAAGAACAACAAAAATTTATTGAACAATTATTGAATGAAAATAAAAGGATGAAAGAAGATTTAGAATATTATAAAAGTAAAATTAATATATTAATAAAAGATAAAATTAATGAGAAAACAAATGAGAGAAACAAATAAAAATCAAAAAATAAAAAAATAATATAAATAGAACAAAGTATTTATATTATTATTATGGAAAACCCGTTTTTGTTGAATATTGAAGATAAAAATGTATATACTATTGATGACTATATAAATATACAAGAACAACTTAATAATAAAAACATTGACCATATTTTGAACGAATATTATCAAAAAAAACATACATATTATAGTTTTGATGACTTCAAATACCGCTGTACGAAATCACTTAAGCAAAAAATAATAGATGTTTCATCCAATAAAATACCAAATAAAAAATTATATAAAATTGGAAATTTTGATAATAAGAATTGTATTGTTTGTTGTACACCATTTTCACACGATATTGTAAAAAATAATAATGATACAACCAATTATAATGATGCTGAATCTAGATATAAAGCATCAAGACAAATTATTAAATCATTAGAAAAATCAGGATACAATGGTTATTTGTATTTAATTAATGGTGGATTTCCAAATCCTACTGGAATAGAAATGAAATATGCAGGTGTGCCTTATTGTTTTAAAATATTCGCAATGTTAGAAGCTCAAAATTTAGGGTTTGATAGAGTGATATGGATAGATTCAGCGTGTTATTGTTTAAATGACCCACAACCTTTATTTGATACTTTAGATAAAGATGAAACAATACTTTATACAATAACCCACTCAAACCAATATAAATCAATGTGTTTTTCACAAACTATCGATTTGCTCAAAAAAATTACAAATTTCAATACTGATGATGCATATTATATACAAACAGTTGTATTCGGATTAAATTTGAAATCTGATATTATAAAGGAATTAATCAAAGAATATTATAATATGGTAGATATTGGACTTCCTTTCTTATCAATATTTCCAGAAGAAATTGTATTATCTGCATTATTCAATCAACCAAAATATAAACATTTAATGTATAATCAACCAATAATTCATCGGTTAAGGGTTGATGAAGGTATAGATGAAGAAACTGCTAGAAATGAGGGATATTTTTTTCAACACAAATCTTATAAGAAATATATTGAAAAATAATATAAAGACTATTACTATTACAATTTAACATAAAATGTATTACGAAGATTTGTTTGTTGAAAATGAAATTGTTTCTCCGAATAAATCCAATAAATTAAATAATTCAAAATGTTCTTATTATGAAATTAAAACAGTGAATAGAGATAATTTACCTATCAAAAAAAAGTTATATATAAGTGGACCATATGGGTCAAGTATAAGAGACGCACTTACAGGTGTTTTAAATTTTAATCATAAAGTTGGCACTAAAGATGAAAATAATTATTATAAGGTAAAGTTATCTATTGGTTCAACTGGTGAAGGACCATTAACATTCTTTTTTTCTTCAAAAGAAGAATACAATAGAAATGTGTGCCCTTTCTTAGAAAAATAATGTTTCTTGTTTTTTTGTTTTTTGTTTTTTGTTTTTTATATTTGTTTATAATAATTTATAAACAAATAAATATTACACCGAACCAATATCAGTATCATCATCTTCTAATAAATCATTTTCAGGACAATCTTCTTTAGTATATTTTTCTAAATAACGATACATACGATTTATATCTAATTTAGATATCTCATAATTTTCAAACAAATTAATAATTTCATTATCATCATATTTGTTTTTCAAATCTAAGAAGAAGAAAAATACATCCTTTTTATCCATATTCAATTGTTGACAAAAATTTTGAATAAAAATAGAGTTATTATATTCGGTTGAATATTTTGTGAGAACTTTTGTAAATCTCACCTCAACCGGATTGAATTTTTGTTTTTTACTAAATGTTTCATTATATAATTTATTGTTTTTGAAAGTTTTAATTAAAGAACTCATCTCATTAAACTGCCAAATTTGTTTTTGAAAAGTGGTCCTATCAATATAATCCGCAAAACACATATTATCTAAAATTTTTAAATAAAATGGAATACTTATATTTTTCTTATATTTTCCTAAAACATCTATAATATTTTCGTGCCAGAGTAATCCAACAATGGTTCTGTCTGTATCATTCATTACTGTTAAATGGTCATCAATTGAATAATTTGAATTAATTATTTTTTGTGTTATCTTTTTAGTATCATCATTATAATATTTTACCTGAAAAATGTTTTTTATTATATTTTCATTTAATAAGTTTTTGTCATTCTTATAAAGTTGAAAAATAGAAGAAACCTTTCTTAAATCAGATTGAACATATTGCCTTATTAATGCTTTAATATTTTCATCTAACTCAGGCATCATTACATTAATTATGTTCTTCATTTGTTCACAATTTGGAATTTTCAGTTCAATTGTATTACAAACCTTAATTAATTCTTTAATTTTTTTGTCAATATGATAATTTCCAATGCATATGATAGGACAAAATGATACCTCTTCTAATTTTTGCTTTTTCGTTTTCTTAGGTCGTATTAATTTTATCAATGTGTTAATTCCACCTTTGTCGCCATTATTCATACCATCTATTTCATCCATTACAAATGCAATTCTTTGTATTTTTTTATGAAACATACTCATAATATTTTTATCAGACATATTATGCTTTGTTATTGTATCTATAATTGATTTATTACGAATATCCCCGGCATCATATTTAATAACATCATAATTCAAATCTTTTAAAATATTCATAACAAAATTTGTTTTTCCAGTTCCAGGTTCTCCATAAACATAAATTCCTTTTTTAGAAGACAAATTGTTTTTATTTAATTCAAAATTTTGAAGTATTTCTTTTATTTTCAGTTCAGATTCGTGTCTATTCAAAATTTGATTAATATTTAGGTTATCCATCTTATACTTTTAATAGCATTCTTTTTATGTTGATTTTTACTTAAACCCGTATTTAACAAATGACTTTTTAGTTTTTTCATACAATCTATTGAATTATTAATTATACTAAACTCTATTAAAAAGTAAATATAATTATAATAACAAATATTTTTGTACAAATAATTTTTGAATTTATACCATCTTTCAAAATTTTCATTCATTAATTGTTGAATAACAAATGAATTATCTCTCTCTATCATATTTCTAATATAATTTTCATAACTATTTTTAGATATATATCTTTTTACAATTTTATGATTTTTAATATATAAATCTTTATTTAAAAAAACTGTAATACTTATTGGTAAAAATTCTTTAATAATATAGAAAATATCAGTTGGTAATTGTTTTATTAATATAAAATAATTATCGTAATCATTCATTTGTTATGTATATATTAGAATTGTTATATTTATATGATTTTACAAAATTAAGAAGATGTTGAATTATATGACGGGTCACAAGGACTATATTGAGTTCCATATGTTATACCATCCCAACTAACGTTACAACCAGCTGCCCAATTATATTTTTGGCAATTTCCACCAGACCCACTATATGGTGAAACAGTAAAATCCATTTCTTTTGTTCCACAAGTTCCTAAATTTTTTACATTTACACATTTAGCTCCATTTCCTGACATATCCATCCAATAATCAGGACAATCACCTATTAATGGAGGCCATAATTGATGTTTTTTATTTCTTATTAAAAGAATAGAAATTACAATTAAGCAGATTAAAAGAAATACAACCGCAACAGTTAAAACGATTTTTTGAAACGCTTCCATTTGTATAAATTAAATAAATATAATTTTTTCTATCAGATTATTATAAATGAAAGATAATAATTGTAAAGTTTCAAATGGACGTGTTGATATTTTTAATCCTAAAACACAGGATTTATTTCAAATGTATGATAAAATACCAGTAAGTCAATGTATTACTTATAGAGACCCAACAGAGGGGTTATGGGATGAAACTGATTTGTCACGAGTATTTTTCTCAGGACAAAATATTTGTATAATTCAAAACGGAATTAGAGCAGGTGTTTATAAGAGGTCAAACCAGCAGTTTGTCATTGCAAATCAGGATGAAGACACCCTGAAAATTATTATGAGAAGTGTATTTCTACAACATTCAGCAAACCAACCGAAAAACATTACAGAACAAGTAATGAATTTGAATAAAATTGTATGGGATTATTGCATACCTCAAGTTTACGGCGAGGCTCAAGGTTATAAGCAATATATTATAGATGCTAGTACAATGTATACTCCAATAGCACCTCCAATAATGACAAGTAATAATGATAAAGAACTCGTTTTAAAACCTTGGTTCTAAAAATCTACTTCAGTATCTTAAAATGTGGTCCCATAAAAGTAATATAATCAGTTTCCTTATCTTTAGAACTGGCATTTAAAATAGCATTTTCCCAGTCAATAATAATAGGATAATTAGTTTCAGGGTCAAGCATTATATTATCAGGTAAATCGCCGTGAGAGATATTATTTTGTTGTAATATTTCTAAAGATTTTTTTAAATAACGATATTGTTGTTTGGTTAATTTAGTTGTATCTATTGGATTTAATTTTTTAATAAATACGACATCATTTGTGTTATCAAATAAAAAATTGTTTTGTTTAACATATTCTTGTATATCTGGATTATCTCTCAGTAAATCTTTGTTGAAATTGGAATTGGGAATAATATATTGTAAAAATCGGGAACCATCGGGGTCAATTTCTTTTAATTTATTATTCAATTCTTTATTAACAAAAATGCCTTGTTTAAATATTTTTGCTAGATAACCATTATCTTTATTATAACTGTCATATGACAATGAATCAATAATAAATCCATCTTTTCCTTTTCCGATAATATTCCCACCTTTCTTAAAATGCTTTTTTGTTTTAAACAAATTCTTCTTTAAATTCTTTTTTGTTTTAAACAAATTCTTCTTTAAATGCTTTTTTTTATTATATTTAGTCTTCATATTATCTCTCTCTAAATTTATATTTTTAGATAGTTAAAAATACTTTTTGTTTAAAAGAACTATTTTCCATATCTTGAATTGTTAAATTGCGACAATATTTGATAAATCTATTAATTGAAAATTTAGAATTTGGATTTATTTTATGTCTGAAACTTCCATCTCTATTTATTGAATCTAATATTTCTTTTACAATATACATAATATCAAATTCATAATTCAATAACTCTAATATATCACACGCAACATTTTTGGCAATAAATGCATTTTTCATAAAATTATTCTTTTCGAGATTTAAAAACTGTTTGGCTATATGAGAGTTAGGTAAAAACGCGTTTTCTATACACATAAGAACAAATACTTGACAGAAATGGTCTGTACAACTTAATTGAAATCCACAATTATATGAATCCCATATTTTTTTGCCATCTATAGAACAAGTATAATGTGTGCCTTTCTTATCCCCATAGAATACAGCGGGTTCATTTTCAATAAGTTCTTCTTTGGGTGGATTTGTTGGATGAGGAACATTTTTAATATTTATAATTTTTGCGGACAATTCATTCAATACATCTTCAATATAAGTATCTAATAAACTACTTCCTAGTAATTCAATTAAGAAGGATAGGTTTGCTTCTACATCATCCTCGCCTTCAGTTGAAACAAATAATGGTATGTTTTTTTCTCTTGGTTTTTCTCTTGTTTTAAGTTTTTGATATTTATTTAGATTCATAATGAATTATTATTATTTGCTTTTTATTTACTTATTTTTTACTTATTTTTTATTTACTTATTTTTTAATTCAATTTTTAATTAAAAAATATGGGTTTTGTTATATATTATTGTTTATTATTTTATTAACTTAAAGAACTTATTCTTTTACAATAAACTTTTTTACTACTTTCTTCTTTACAACCTTCTTTTCATCAACATTAACAGGTCTTTTATTATCAATAAACCTTTGATATTCTTTTTCCAACACATCTAATTCATTCAACCACATTTTATTTATAGTTGTTGCTTTTATATTTTCTAATTCAATATTCTTTCTCTCACAATCTTTAATCAATTTCTCAACATTTTCTTCAGTTACACTATCCATCGGCATTTTAATTAAATATTTATAATCACCATCATCATCGATTACATCATAATTTTTCGACTTCAATATGTCAATAATTTGCTCGTTTTTCTTACGTCTTAAATCAATCGTGTCATTTAATATCTCAGTAATATATCTGGATTTATTTGATAATAAAATTAATTCATTTTCAATATATTTAATAATATAATCTTTTCTTGTTTTATATAACTCTAGTCTTACTTCATAATAATCATCAATAATTTCTGTAACATTTTTATACTTCTTCAATTTTTCATTAGAATCAAATAGATGCATATTTGAAGTTGTTAATGTTGTATATAACTTCAATGTCTTTTCAAGACCATTACATCCATTGTCCAATTCTGTACATTCTAGTTCTTCTATTTTTCCTTTATGAAATGTAATAATAATATCAACATTTATATCTTTACTCATATCATCATAATCTTTTATAATTGCTTGAATTTTTTTACCATTTTTATCTACTATATTATCTGTAAGAGTTTCTAAATATTCCTTATAATCATCCGTCCATAGACCAACCGGGAGTTCGGTAACTCTTATTTTATCTTGCCCCAATTTTTCATATTTTCCTTTAATTAAATACTTTCCTTCAATTATTTCTGTAATAGTTCCAGTAAATCCGTGATAATATGGAATGAATTTCGTGGTCTCTTGAATATATTCTTCAGTTGATAATTTACATTTCAAGTATTGAATAATCTCTATAGGATTATAAGACAATATTTCAGTGCTGAAACCTGTACCAATCCCTTTAGAACCATTTACTAAAACCATCGGGATAATCGGTGCATAAAATATTGGTTCAACTGGCGTTCCATCGTCATTCAAATAATTAAGGATTTTATCATCATATTCAGGGAAAATATATCTCGTTATTTTATTCAATTGAGTAAATATATATCTCTCAGATGCTGAATCTTTTCCTCCTTGTAATCTTGTGCCAAATTGTCCATTTGGTAGGAATAGATTAATATTATTTGACCCGATAAAGTTCTGTGCCATTCCAACAATTGCACCATTCAAAGATGCCTCACCGTGATGATAACACGCGTGTTCAGAAACATAACCAGTAAACTGTGCTACCTTAATTTCTGTAGTAAGGTTCTTCTTAAATGCTGCATACAGAATTTTACGTAAACTAATTTTGAGACCATCCATTAAATTTGGAATGCTTCTATCACAATCATATTTTGAGAAATGTATAAATTCTTTATGAATAAATTCTTCATATTTAATTATAGAGTTATTAGTATCCAAGTATAAATTTCTATCATAATTTTCTAACCAATCTTTTCTATCATCTGCTCTTTTTTTATTGAAAACCATATCTATCGCATCATCTGTTGATTGTCCTGTATGTTCGAATCCAACAAACTTCTTCTTTTCAAAATATTCCCGGAATTCTTTACCTGTACTTGTACCTAAACCTTTATAATATTTTATTTTCCACCCTCTGTTATCAAGAGTGCAATCATCCTTCCAAGAGTTATATTCACCTTCATTATAAAATACTAACTCTTTATTATTCTTCTTTGCTTTTAATATTGGTGTATTCATAAAACCAATAAATCCTGGTATATGAGTAAGTGATGGCCATATAGATTGAAACAAATTTATGCCTAATCCTTTAATATGAGACCCATCCAAATCTTGGTCTGTCATAAATAATATTTTACCATATCTTAGATTTTTAGAAATGTCTTCTAAATCAATATATTCTTTTCCAGTTTCAAGACCAAGAATTTTCTTAATTTCAGCAATTTCTTTATTCTCTGATATTTTCTTTATTGGTTCTCCTCTAACATTCAATAACTTACCTTTCATTGGATAAACACCGATTGTATTTCTATCTTCAGAAGTAAGACCAGAAACAATACCAGCCTTTGCTGAATCACCTTCACAAAATATAATAACACATTGTCCAGAATTTTCAGTTCCAGCCCAATTTGCATCAATTAATTTTGGTATTCCACGAATATTTTTGGTCTTTGAACCGTCCGTTTTTTTTGCTGCTTTATTTTCTTTAATTTCGCTTAATGCACACGCAGCATCCATAACACCCATTTTTGCCAACTTTTCAATGAATTTATCACTTACTGTACAAGATGACCCAAATTTTGACGATGGTGTATTCATAAAATCTTTTGTTTGACTATCAAATGAAGGGTTCTCAATATCGCATCTAATAAATAATATTAATTGCTCTTTTATGTTATTCATATTAACAACAACCTTTTTCTTCTTTTCAATAAAAGATGACAACTTTCGTGTAATTTGCCCTAATATATAGTCTACGTGTTTACCGCCTTTTGAAGTATAAATTCCATTTACAAAACTGACTTGTATGAATTCGTGATTTGGAGATAACGCTACTGAATATTCCCATCTCTCACCACTATCTTCATAGATACGTGGAACCGATTCTTTATTTCCAATATATAAATCAATATATTGTTGAAAATTCTTTACAGGAATAATATTTGAGTTATATTTGACTTTTAACGATTTATCTGTAACTGCAGCAACATCATAGACCCTCTTCTTCAAGAGCGATACTACATCAGGTGTTAATCCATCAATTCCGAGTCTAGAATAGTCAGGTTTAAAAATTATTTTAGTATATGGTTTAGATTTAACTTTAGTTATAACAGGTGGTTCAATAATATCAAGATTATTGCGAAATTCTTGAGTATATTTTAACCCACGAATATGGTCTATTGTTTCAATATATCCATAAGAAGACCATATTAATACAAGTTTGAAACCAAACCCATTCTTACCACCTACAATTTTCTTTTCACTTTTATCATAATTTGTAGATGTTCTTAGATGTCCGAATATCATTTCCGGTATCCAAATATTATACTCAGGATGTTTTTCAACATCAATGCCATTACCATCATTTATCATTACAATTGTACCATCATCTTTAATAGAAATATCAATGTATGTAACAGGTAGTGAATTTTCAATATTATTGGTTACTGATTGTTTCATACGGATAACGTGGTCTCTACAATTTACAATTCCTTCATCAAATAATTTAAATAAAGCTGGAATATAATTAATATTCTTTTCAATAATTTTACTTCCATCATCATTTAATATCCACATATCAGTATCAACATTTTCAATAGACCCGACGTAAGTATCAGGATTATCAAGAATGTGTTGTTTGTCTGTTTTTTGCTGATATTTATTTGAGAGTTCTTCTTTTGTGTTCATTTTTCTAAAAATATATTGTTTATTTATTATATTATTATGGGTTTAAGTTTATTTCAATTTTTATTTATTCTTTCTTTAAGAGAGCTATTCTATAAA